GCAACACCGGAAGCGAGATACCAGAACGACAGCGAGGACTTCTCAAGGAATATGAGCCTTCCCTTGAACACAAAGGCGGCAAAGATGCTCGTTGTGGTCAGCCCGGTCAGAGCAGGTGAGGATACGTCAGTGACTTCGATCCAGTTGGTGCCGTCGTAGTACAGTGGAACATCGACACCGTTGAACATCATCAGGTACTGATTGGTGCCGTCAGCGAAATTCACCCACTGATGCTTGCCGTCTGTTCTTGCTGCCACAGAAGCGCCAACAGCGCCGGCACTGGATACGTCATAGACACCAGACGGTGTGGCGGCAAACATCTTTGAGTTGCCGTCGAACCCATTGAACGTGGCAAGCGTCTTGACAGCACCCGTAGTTCCGGTGGCATGGCTTGAGTACCCACCACGGATCTCACAGTACGATGTGCGCGGAAACAAGTTGCTCAGGACGATGGCGTGGTTCGGCTTCATTGCGGCCAGAGAATCCCGTGCGTTCCACCCGGCTACCGGAGCAGGGTAGGACATGGAGCGATTGACGCGCTGGCGGGGTGAGCCTTTGGAGCGGAGTGGGGTTCTCATGTCACGGCGTAATCCAGGAGCCGAGCGGAACCACTACTCCTGGCGACACAACGCTGTCAGGCTGGCCCATGTTCAGAGTCTGCTTCATTCCGTCGCGTGACAGGGCATCCATCACCTGATTTTCATAGGTGCGGAAGTCTTCAGCATATTCCAAACCTTTTTCCTTCTTCCATCGCCACCGAAGCCCCATCAGAACGATGGATTCCGGCAGCAGGATGGTGTCGGTGTCGAGCGTGAAATACTGCTTGTAGGTCGTTCCGTCGATGCCCAGAATCCAGTTCTTCGAGATGTACTCGAAAGCCCATGTGTGGCCGGCAGTCGGGGCGGGGTTGGAGATCAGTTTGCCACCACGGATACGTGCCTGATAGCGAGGCCCGACAAGCGACATCGCCTTCGCCGCTTGCCAGTTCTGCCCGTCGATCACATAGACAGGGAGCCTCAGATCCCTGTCCCAGATCGTGCCGTTCTTGATGTAGTTGTATCCGTTACTGGCAATCGTGCTGATTGCACCTTGGTCTTCCTGTGCCAGCGTGGTCAGCGTGGCTTCAAACGTCAGTTCCTGCCAATCACCGCGCTTCGACAGGTCATCGCCTTCTTCCTCCAGCATGGCGAGAATCTGCCGGATCTGGGGGTCGGTGGTGCCGTAGACAGTTGACGGAACCGTGAGGCCGGTTCTGCCGCAGAATCGCTGAATCGTCGTCAACATGCTCATGGATTACCCTTTCAGATTACACCGTCAGCGGACGCTTCCGACTTCGGAGGACGGCCACGGCGTTTGGGCGGCTCACTGGCCTGCGGTTCGTCATCCAACAGGTCAGATGCGCTGATGCCCTGCTCGACGTATGGCTGCTGGAACGACTGAGGCTGCTGCGGAATCATATCCTTCAGCGCCTCGACTTGAGCCTTGAGGCCGTCGACGGATGCCTTGAGTTGCGCGTTTTCCTGCTCTAGCGCCGACATCTGGATGGTCAAACCGCCGTGATCCTTGACCGACGCAAGCCAGTTCTTCGCCTTGTTGCGGAGTTCCAAGCCTCCCATGCCGACGCGCTTCATGCCCTCGTCGTTGATCTGTGCGAGGTCTTCCACGGTAAGGCAGTTGATGGCAATGAGCATCTTCTGCTGTGCCGGGGAGATCACGCCCCACCCAAGGATCGGCGTACCATGCAGCGGCATCTCTTGCCCGTTCTGCCACTTCTGGTAGCCTTCCTTCCACAACGTAGCCCACTGTTGCGGGATGCGCCCGTCACGGACTCCTCGCTCAAGGTCTTCCAGCCAGCGAGTTACTTTCTGCTCAACACAGTCCTTGGAGTACGGAGGGGTAATCAGTGCGAAATCGACATCTTTTGCCATGTACCGGCCTTCACGAATGCTGGCTTCCTTGTCCTCGACAGGGCGGCGCTCAAATCGGACGTAAGCAGGACGTTCTTCGCGGGTTGACACTTCTCCGACGGACATGTGGTTGTCTCCTTGTGGGTTTAACGATGGACACAATTATATGCCCATTGAAAAACCCCCGCCGAAGCGGGGGAGTTCCGGGGGCTTAGTCCGGACAGGTCAGCATGACGATCTTTGCCGAGGCATCGATTGCCACCGCACAGATGAAGTCCGTCACCAGTGCGCTAACGTCCAACGTGCCATCGGTCGTGCCAATGGCCGTCAGAGCATTGCCGTCTGCGCCTGCTGTCAGGGCGGTCGTCAGCGTAGCGACGCCACGGGTCTGAATCCATCCGTAACCGCCGTCAGCAATGACCGCTTGAAACACGCCAGCACCAACGCCCCCGCTGTCCGTAACGTCCATCGTAACGATGGTCGTTTGGCCGGCAGAAGCACCGGAAACAGCGTAGTAGTAGGCAAAATTGCCGGCAACCGAAGCTACATCTCCAACGCCGTTGTTGAACTCGACGTACTTGTATTGCTTTCCGTCGTAAGTGCGGCCAACAGTTCCGACTGCAAACTCCGGGCCTTCCGCGCTGGTGCGAACGCGATCCAGCTTCATTCCAGTGATGTAAGACATGATTTTCTCCTTTTCCGAGGGTTAGGCCAGAGCCAGACCTTGCTGATGACGGTTGGAGCAAGTCAGGTTGCCCATCCAAAGGATAGGAACCACATCTCCGTCTTGGTTGATCGGACGCTGCGACTCAACGATTTCCAGGTCGGCATCGCGGTGCACCACCAGTTCCAGATAATTGCTGTTCAGGAAGTAGGCGTGGCTGGTCGGGATGCCGCTGTTGCCGTCGAAGTAGACGTCGGCGTTCTTGTATTTCAGGGACACCAGGCCGGCATTCGCGCTCTCGGAACTCATGTAACGCTTGATGCTGGTCTGCGAAGCCTCGAAATACTTGTAGAACGTATTGTCCATCACGATCAGGTCGGGTTGGTCATCGGGGCCGCGATCCAGGTTGAGCCACAGCGGGAGCATGATGCTGTTCTCGATGGTCGTTGCGCTCGGCGTAACCGAGTTGTCCGAACAGTCGAAAATCTGGCTTTTCCAGAACGGGTAGGTCGAGGAATTGATGCCGCCAACGGTGCCGGTGCCGAGGTCGGAAACCAGAGCCTGCAAACCGTTGATCTGGTTCGACAGGGTGCCAGCCGAGTACAGGTCGGACGAGAAGTTGTTGTTGAAGGTGCGGATCGCGTTCTTCATCTTCGACTTCGCCAGCGAGAAGATGCGGGACTCGCCAGAGTTGATGCGCTTCTCACGGCCAGAGGCCACGATGTTGACAGCGATCTGACGCCACTGGTACTCGGCGGCGCTGATAACGTCGGACGCGCCGATGTTCAGCAAATCCCAGTCGCTGTAGCGTTGGTAGGTGGAGTTCTCGGCGTAGTCGAGCGGGGTGACGATGGTCAGACCGCCGTCTTCGCTGCGATAGTTGCCGCGCTTGTACATGTGCTTCAGAAGGGCGTTGCGGTTCGACAGGTTGTCTTTGACATCCTTGCGAACCTTACGGAAGGTCGAAGTGACCAGTTCCGTAAAGGTGCTGTTGGGGCTAGCCATGATTGGCTCCTTTCAGGTTGAACTACGAGTTAATGGCGTGATTTGATTTCGCGCATCGTTTCTCTGAGTGCGCTATCCAGACCAGACATCGTTGCCCGTGGCCCTGTAGGAGTCCGTTGGCTGTCCCGATTTCTGAGATTTACTGATGCTGCCTTCTTCTTTGCTTCTGCTTCGGCAATCGCCTTCGCTTTCAACGCCGCTTGCTGTTCTGTCTGAACACGCGACATTTCTTTCTGGCGAGTGACCGGATTTGCCCATACTGCTTTTTCGTAGGCATCTTCAAGCGTTGCACCGTTCTTAAGAAGCGCCACGATTTCTTCGGACACTTCATCAAAATACGGATGTTTCGGGTCTGATGCAAACGAATTCACTTCATTCTGAATCTTTTGGCGTTGTTCGTCAAGTTGTTGCTGATTGCCTGTCTGGATGATCTGTTTCAGACCATGAAGTTCGTCCTGTAGATGCTGCAGTCGCGGATCAACTGCCGGCTGACCTTCCTGTTGCTGACTGATACCACCAAGATCCACCCCATACTGCTTGGCGAGGTGCTGGAAATACTGCGCTTTCTGGCTTGGGGAACCGACGCGGAGTTGATGGTCGGCGTTGAGCAGACTCTTGATAGCAGTCGGAGCATCGACACCCAAGGCGTTGATCGTCGCCATGTACGGGTTCAGTGCTTCCTTGATCTGCCTCGCAAACCCGGCATCACCCTTGTACTGCTCCAACCCGTCGAGCATCTGCTTCTCGCGGGTGTTCCAGTAGTCCTGCACTTCCTTGGGCGTCTTGCTCCAATGGTCGTGCATTTCCTTCGGCCAAGTCTTGGGCGGGGGTGCGGTGGTTTGCTCCGGTTCCGTCTGCGCCTCTTGCTGCTCAGGCTCGGCGCTCAGTTCCGGCGATTCGCCTTCGCCTTCGGGTTCGGACTGTTCATGGGTCGGAAACAGGTCTGCCGCAAGATCGCTGGATACGTTCTCAACGTCGAATCCAGAATCGGATGGTTCTGCGGCTTGACTGCTGTCGGCAATCGCTTCGACTACTGCTTCTTCGCTCATGGTATCTCCTATGGTTAGAGTCGGGCTACATCAACGTCAAAATGCTCAACTTCTGTGGCAAGCCGTTCCTTCTTGGCTGTTGGCATCTCGTAGATTGTCTTTTCAATATGTTCTTCCACCTTCTTATCCAACTCAGCGTCTTCACGCGCAATACGTTTCGCCTGGTGTTCAATCAGGCTAGGTTCGTAATCTACGCAGCCTGACGCGGCCATGTCCTCACGGCGCTGCGTCTTGCTGGTGATGATCCTGCCGGTGGTCGGTGACTGATACGCCGGGAAGTTGGTGGCGTCAATGGAAAACATGCAAGCCGAAATAACCCGGTGCGCCTGCGCGTTGCACTCGCAGGTCTGCGGCTCATCAATGTTTGACAGTTTGATGAAGCGGTCGAACTTGTGACCGTTCTGGCACAGCATCTCGTACAGAGGCATATGCTATTTCACTTCTTCGGCGGCTTCTTGCCGTGGTTTTTCCCGCATCCCATGTCAGTCTCCTTCAGTCTCGGTTGTGGATTCTGCCGCTTCCGCTTTCTCGTCAGCAACAGCCTTGGTTACAACAGCGTTGATCTGCGCTACCTGCAACTGCACATCCGCCTGGATACGCGCAATCTGGATCTGCGTGTCCTTCTGAATGTTCGCCTTCATCTGCTCAATCGACCGCTGTGACGCCAACTTAGCGGCATCGACTTCAGCCTGCATCTGCATCTTGCTCTGCTCGGACTGCTGCTGCGCCTGCATCTTCGCCTGCTCAAGCTGCATCGCCATCTGTGCTTCCATGCGCGCCTTCATGACTTCCATCTGCATCTCAGCCTGAGATTTCTGCTGTTCCATCTGCATTTCTGCTTGGAACTGCTGCTGCTCCATCTGCATCTCGGCCTGACGCACTTGCATCTCCTGCTGTGCTTTCATCATTTCCGCTTTAGCCTTGTCAGCCTCCGGATTCGACTTCTGCGGCGGCTTCATGTTCTTGAAGTGATCCTCGACCTCAGTACCAAACCGGAACCGGCGCACCACGGCGAGCAGCAGCGACTGCGCCGCCTCGAACGGCATCCCGCCTGTCTCCACCATCGGCGTCAAGCCGGCCATCAACTGCCCCATCGCGTTCATGAAGTCACCAATCTGCTTCTGGTCTTCGGTAGCCTCAACGTCAATTGTCGAGTTGGTTTCAATGTCGATCCGGTAGGAACGCTGCATGTCGTTCTTGAGCAGTTCCAGTACCGCCTCCCACTCAGGGGCTGATAGTGCTTTCTGAATCTCTGGATCAATCGGCGGCGCGGCTGGAGGTTGCCCAGGCATCTGCGGTTGCTGCATTGCTTGTTGCTGCTGCATCTGCGCGATCAGCTGCGCCTGCTGTTTCTGGGCAGCGGTAACAAACGGCAGGCCGGTAGCCGATGCCCATGTCTCGACGGAGAACTTGCTCGCTGCAATCTCCAGCATCAGGCGCAGCACATCACGGGAATACCGCTGCACTTCCTTCTGCAGCCGCTTCAGCCGCATCGTACCCCACGACTCCTTGATCTTCTGCGCTCCAAGAGTCTCAGAGGCGACAGACTGACCACGGATGATGTCGGATACGCCGGTAATCTCGTAGATCACCCGCTTGCACTGCTCACGCGCCGCAACCAGATTGGTCGCAACGACAATCAACTTCTCAATCGGCATGAACCAGATTGCGTTGTCCAAACCCTTCTCGGACGCCAGCGACGATGCCGATTCAGCCGGGATAAGAGTGTTGTCAGCCTGACCAAACAGATCGCCCAACTGCGAACCGAGATTCCCGTCGTAGATGCCCCTAACCTTCAGCGCCTCGACCACCTTACCGAGCCGAACGGTGATTCTGTTCAACTCCTTCGCCTGGTTCTCGTACAGCTTGTACATCGCCACCGGCAGCAGATCATTCGACTTCTCAATGAACTGCAGCGGGCGTGGGCAGTTGAAGAACCCGGTCAGGCCGATCGGATCATCTTCCTCTTTCAGATACCCATCGTTGTACGCCGGGGAGATGTACAGGATGCGTTTGCCACCAGCCCTGTCCCAGATCTGATACACCAGAGCCGTCTTTCGGCTACCTTGGGCGTCGGAGTCATCACGGCCCCCGGTGCCGTCTTCCTTGTCATCATCCTCGTCTTCACCCTTGGTAAAGACGATCTTGGACGTCACCTTATCGCCAAACAGCCTCTCACATTCTTCCTTGTCGAGAAATTCCTCGTATGCCATCCACGGCACCTTCGACCACTTTTTCGCATAACCGAAATACACCTTGTCCCACCCACGGGAGTCAGGGCAAACCTGTTCCCATTTGACCACGGGCGGATTATCAGATCCTTCCTCTTGCTCGATAATCTCGGCATCGTACTTGACGGAAGTAACCCCCCGCCCCGGCAGCAATCCGTCCAGAGTAGCGTAGCGAATCGACTGATCGAAGGTTTCGTATCCCTCGACGTTGGTATCGCACAGGAATTCCAGCATCCGTTGCCCGGCCATAGCTGCAGCCTTACCCAACGGGTCTTCATCCTTGAACCTGCGCTGCACTACCGGGCGAGGAGTCTGCGAAAACAGCGCCGGCAACAGCGTTTCTACGTTGCTGAACAGGATATTGAACGGTATTTTGTCCGGTTGCTTACCGGAGTAGATGTCGATGACTTCCTTACCGTCTTTACGGTAGTCCTTCTCGCGCTTCTTGGCACTGGCAATTTCCCCCAACCAATGCCTTACCTCTGCGGAAGGCTCTTTGGCTCGGCCCGTGTCATCGTCGATCTTTTTCTTCATAGCGTGTCCTGTATTGGCGGTTTCCGAGAGGAATCCTCGCTTAACGGGTTACTTTGTAACCGATTACAAGCGATTAGTCAATAATCATCCCTTGAAGCCTTCGCCCGCTTGAAGTGTTCATCCCGTATCCGGCCCATGTGCAGCCCAACCACGTTCTGCGACATCAAACGTTCGTGTGCGCTGACCTCTCTGGCCTCAACCTTGGATCTGCGCCATGTAACCGCCACTGTTCTGAACCCGTCTGAATTACTTACCAATAGCCCGTTCGCTTGGTAGCAAGCGTTCTTTTTGACGGTAAGGTCGAATACCAACTGCCTTCCCTTGTCTCCGTCTAGCCGCTTGAGCCTTACAATTCTGGTGGCAGTATTTTGAGCGAGGATTAGGCGACATAAAGTGCTGGCCGCATTCCTGACAAACGCGCTCAATTGGTTTTTGCTCTGACCTTGGGGTTCCACCATTGGCTTTTGTTCTGGAGTCAAGTTTGCACCGTTGGGAGCATAACTTTGCACCGCGAGGTGCGGTAGATTCAAATTCTGTACCGCAATTTGAGCATACATATCTCTTTGGAACACGGTCTTTCCATCCATTTTTACTGTGTTCAGAGTGCCACTTCTTACCGGCTTCGGAAGAATGCCACAGTGCAGCCAAACGAAGTGCTTCTGCTGTAGGTGGTCTAAGGCTTCCTTCTTCGATTCGCTTGAAAGCGTGAATCCTTTGATGTTCTCTCCGCTCAATGAGTCGCAAGTTGCCAATCTCATTGTTGAGTGGGTTTTCATCTGCGTGATGAACATCGAAGCCTTCTGGAATTGGCCCGTTATGAAACTCCCAAACCGCTCGGTGAAGGTTTGATGGGCCTTTTGACGCCCAATTGTTTCTCCGGTAATAAACGCCCGAAAGCCTGAATTTGTAACCGTTGAAAGTAATCCGATTAGGCGGCATGACAGTTCCTTTCCAGTGAAGATACTGTCATTGTACATCAAAGCATCAGCGCGTTCAAACCCTTTCTGCGTGAGAATCTTGTGTTCTGGAGTGCAGATGATTTTCTGTCCTGTTGATACCTCAATCTCCACAAGGCCATCAGAAACCTTGACCGGACCTGCATTCAAAACCTCAGAGAACCCACTTGGAGTCCAAACAACATCACCTACAACAACGGATTCGATTGGCACATCTCCGCGCTTTGTATTGACCACTGTTCCAGCGACCAAACAAGCATGTGAAGCACCATCGTGCTTCGGATTCGCCGAAAACACGTTGTTTTCCTCGTCGTAGTCGCGCCTGTACGCCTTCAAGTGGTCAATTCCAATCTCGCACCGGGCGTCAAACCGGCAACGCGGGAATGTCGCCCGTGCTGCCTGGATACCTTCCTGCACATCCAGCCGGGGCGCAATCGCAAACCGGCCCAACTGACGATCATGGTCGTTGTTGAAGTCTTGAAACTGCTGCAATATCGACTTACCACCCGCTGCAATCGTCCGCGGCCGCGCATCGTGCGGTAGCCAGTGAATCCCGTACTGATACCCTTCTCGTATGTTCTTATTCAGCAGCATCTGCGCGTAAAACTCGACATCCTTGAAATTGTCTTCCTCGTAGTCGATCACATGCAATTCATCACCGATCACCTGATAGAACCAGCATGTCGTGTCATCGTCAAATCCCAAGTCCCATCCCGTGAATACCGGATGCCCTTCGGTGTGTGGAACCAATACCGGCTGCGCTTCAGTTGCCACCCTGCCAGCCGCCTCCAGCTTGGCGATACAGTCACCCCAGATCGACCCTGGCATTGCCGCCTCAAACGACACGTAATACTCCTGCATGAACAGGGCCATACCGTACTCTTCGCCATGCTCGGCCTGTAGCTGCCTCAGAATGCTCTGCAACTGATCCGGCGTAAAAATCCCGCTCTCGTCAGCGTTTAAACTGCTGAAAAACCACCCCGGCTCCTTGGCCGCAAACTCACACAACCTCTTGAAGTGATTCTTACCACGGGGCGTCGAGTTAAACCCCGCCCACCCACCGTTTTCTTCCAAAATTGGCATCAGATATCCCCACGACGAGGGCATCGACAGCGCGTATTCCGAGAAAACCAACCCCACCGGAGGCGAACCAACCAGTGCATTAAACGAATCCGAACCTACCAACTGGAACGTCGATCCGCAGTGAAACTCGATCATCATCGACTGATCCAGTGTCCTCTTCCGAACCTCCTGCGGGAACGCATCGTCAATCCGGCGCTTACCAGTCTTCGGGTTAATCGCGTCCCACATTGACTTTCTGGCCTGCCCGTACTCCGGTAACATGTACCAGTACGTCCCAACCCGCTCATGCGCTGCACACGCCACATGGTGCAGGAACACCTCATCCTTACCCGCTCGGCGGTGCCACTTCGCAACCGCTCTTTTACCACCGTTACTCAAATACTCCCACAACGGCCTTTGATACGGTCTCGGTGTCCAGTTATACGGCAGCTTAATCTCGGCCATCTACCGTCACTCCTGATACGGGGTATCCTTTATTCTCACTCGGCCCTAGGGTTAATACCCCCCCGGGGGTTACCTCGGCTGTCAATCCCCTCTGCACAACCACCGTAATTCCTGCCGCAGTAGATTCTTTCTCATCTCCCCACACCTTCTTGTCCAACTTACCAGCAATCTTTAACCGAGTATCAACCATCAACTTTGCATCACCACTACCATCAGCAATACCAACAGTCTCAGCAATCAAAGCATCGCCGTACCCCTTCAATGCAGCACGGTATCTCTCCAACCTTTCCGGCTCATTTCTTAACCAGTTCCACAGCACCGAATACATCAACCCTTCAGCTTGAGCAATCTCAGTCAATCTGCGACCAGATATAACCTCATGCTCAATATCAATCAAAAACCCGTCAGCACCCTTACGTGCAATGACGTCATCCAAGATCGCGTAGGCCGTTCTCAATGCGTGTCCCATTGGCATAGGGTAGCATAAGTTGTGAGGTGCAGATGAGGGCGTACAGCTAGAGACTCTAATCGGCACTCCCGCCTGCCGCGATCACCCCCCCCCTACCCGGCCCTGTGCTGCACCGCGCCACGGCACGCGCTCGATACAGCCGCGCCACGGGCTTAACGCGCTCCGGCCTACGCGCTCCGGCCTACGCTGCACCTATCCGCGACCACGATAGCCGCGCCACATGGCTGCAATGCTGCCGGAGCTTACCCGTGCCCTGCAGCGTCATGCGCGCCTGGTCGCCGTGGTTGCCGTGGTGAGGGGATGAGAGAGGCGATGAGAGAGGCGAGGGAATCGCCTGGCGTTGCGCATCCGATCCACAGTCGCCAACTTCAACATCGGGCCTGGGCACAAAACCGTGGCGCGCATCGAGTACGGCAGGTTACGGCACATGCTGCGCATTTTTGGCAAAGTGTTTTGGAATGCGCTCTCAGAGTACGGCACCTCAAAAGGTACGGCAGATAGTACGGCGCATCGGCAGATTCGACGCATTTTAGACAAACTCCCTATCGCGTACACGCATGCGAGAGTGGGTTTTGTCAAAAACGCATGTGATCTGCCGTGATCTGCCGTACCATTCTGGATTATTTAATTTAATCAGTAGCTTACAGGTACGGCAGATTGATATGATGTGCCGTACTGGTTGCGGTGTATTAACTTGGCTTATGTGGGTATTAAAACAATCCATTGGCTTATGCGATTCGCTGCAGCTATATTGTGACTGTGCGCTGCATTGTGTGGCGCGATAAACGGGAGATTGCAATGGGAATCAAGCGCGAAACTTCACTGAATGCACTGGTAAATCCTTGCGAATTTGGCGACATCATTCTGATGGATGATGGAAGCGAGTGGAAAATAGGTCAGGAATTGACCTACTGGACTATCACTCCGCCATCTGATTCTAGCTTGCCGGTGTTTAAACACTGGTCGCAGATTGATCTTTTGCGCGCACTGGCGCATATCAATAGCGAACGGTCGCGGGTTTAGCCAACAGCGTTATGCCCTTGCATGAGGGCATAGCGATGCGCGGTTAGCGTGTCACATTACACCACTAGACAAGGGGAAATACCATGAAATACCATCCAGCAATGAAATCCGCTCGCGCGTTGATGCGTAAGGCCGGGATTGATACGCATCAAGTCGGGACACTGTCCTTGCACGTTGTATGCCCATATGAGCGAGGCGTATATAACGAAAGGCCGTTGATTGTGGATATCAAACTATCCTCTCAAGAGGACGGGTTAGGCCGATTCGATATTTGCTACTTGTCAAGCGCGCATTCCATGTATAAATCAGTGTCTGAACAATTCCACGGCCTTACATTCAGGTTTGACAACTGATACACTAACTATTCCCCTCGCCCGGCGCAATGTCGGGTTTTGCCCCGGCGTGTTTATACCGTCGGGGCTTTTTCTTTCCCGGTATCAGCAATGGTATCGGCAATGGCATCCGCGTGGCTCTGGCAAGCCTGCTGCGCCTCCGCTGCGGTATCGTATCGTCCAATAGTGATTCGAGCGCACTGAGGGCCATATAGGGCAAGGTATGGGGGATTTCTTGGCAGTCGCATAATCAGGTATGGCTCGGCGCGGAGGGTTATCTTGCCGGTACGCTTAAAGGCGAGCATAGGTCAGAATCCAGTATCTTCAAATGATGCAGTCCATGAGCCATGCACAGGCTCCGGAGCTAACTCTATTCCGGTAATCCATCGCCTGCCGCTGCCGTCCTTCTTTTTCCCATATCCGCGTGATTCCATGCGCTGAGAGAATCGCTTCTGGCTGACGACGCCTTCGCCATGTGCTTCGATATATTCTGCATATGATCTATAAGCATCGCCTGATAGAATCTTGCAGGCCTTGCCGGTGGTGCACTTTTCCTCGATCCAATGGGCTAGGGTGTCCTCCTCGTCCAGGTATGCTCCGGTGGCTTTCCTGACGGATTCCGGTTTAGCCAGTCCTATACGCTGCCATTCCAGACAACCATCGACCATCCATTGCAGTATGGCCGGATATTCGGCCTGCAGTTTCTTGTCCAGGTCGTAGTCGCGCTCGTGTTCCGGGATGGATTCAGGAAAATCAACGAAGTGTATGCGGCGGCGGATTTCCTCTCCGGTGGATTTCAGGGACGGACGGAAATTTGACCCCATGATGATTTTGCCCTGCATGGTGAACGTATGGCATTCACTGTATAGACGCCGCGCTGAAATCTTTTCCCTCCCAGTAAGCCGTTTGAGGATGGATTCGTTAAAGCGTGATCCTTCCTCCGGTTCCGTGGTTCGTATGATGCGCGCACCTTCCAAACTGGCTAACTCGCTGCTATGCCTCTCTGTCTTCGATTCCATCAGCAGGCCGATGTCCATGTCGACCATGTATTCGCCCAGGATGTCGGCAACCAGTAAGTATTTCGTTTTGCCCGATGCTCCCACGCCAACGCACATGAGCATGGATTCTTCCCGGCAGCTTCCGGTGAGCATGTATCCCCACCAACGTTGAAAGTATGCCTTGGTATCGGGGTCGCCTCTTGTGGCTCGCTCTATGACCTTATCCCATGTCGGGTGCGGACCGCGACGTGGGGCCACTAAGGTTTGCTTCGTGATCATGTCTTCGCGCCGTGGCTCGCGCAGTTCCCCGGTGGTAAGGTCTATCGTTCCCTCCGGAGTCCCGAGCAGCATCATATTCGTATCAAAGTCCTCGCCGATCCTGACCACTGAAGGGATGCAGGATGCGGCGGACATTACTGATGTGATGTTGGCAATGTTCGCTAATGCGCGACGATCTTTGACGCTGATAGACATGGACTGAACCCATGTTCCGGCTAGTTTCATTTCCTGAGTCACCGCCCAGTTGATAGACTTGCGCTCGTCTATCTTCCACCGTGAGCCATCCCATTGCAACCACTTTCCCCAGGTGGTGCAATGAATCCAGTCCGGGTTTTTCTCGACCCATAGCGCGGCCAAGTTGGAGTGGCTGAAAAACTGCGCCGGATCTAGCGGGTTGAAGTCGGTTGTCTCTTTGATCTGGGTGTGTGGCTTGATGGGAATGACGTTCGGCGGTATGTCGCTGGCGTCTGGTATATCGGCCACGCGCACTGACTCGCCTTCGATCAGGGTGGCGGATGGTGGCATGTCATCTGGGAGTGGTAAAGCGGAGGGTTGCGTATCGCTCACAGTTTTTTTTTCCTCATCCGCTCTTGCTTCAATCTCCCGACTCGTCAGCGTCGTTATCCGATCCTCGCAAAACGGCTTGATGTCGTCCGTTGTCCAGCCTTCTTCGAGAGCATCGGCGAGATCCCATCCTTTTTTTACATATGTCTTGTCGGACGTATCGAGCAGGCGCACGGTGCATCCGATGGCGAGCAGATAGCGAGCGGCATCATACATCGCTTTTTCGCCTGCCGGGTCAGCATCAGGAACAAGCAGGACGTTACGACCGGCGAGCGGGCTCCAGTCAATGTGCGCGATTGCATTCGCACCACCGGGCCATCCTATAGAGATCATCCCAGGCAATAGCACCTGCGCGGCGTCGGTTGTTTTCTCGCCCTCGCATAAAACGATACGCTTGTCATTGGTGAGTTTGTGTAGCCCGTACAAAGGTCGCGGATTGGCGAAGCTCTTGCATTTCCATGCCGGCTTGATAGCTTGCGCCATCGTGCCGTATGTCCAGGGGCGGTATTCCTTCTGCCCGTTTGAATCAGTGTATCGCGCAACATACCCG